TGTTTTCCCAATATTTATTTTTATCTTTTTTTGATTTATTTTGTAAGCCATTGAAAACAAACAATTCTTTTTTGTTGTCAGCACCCGGTTAATTTCTTAACCTGTATTCATCAACAGCAAATAGGTTAAAACGAGAAAACAAGATAAATATAGTATGGTGGGATTGATCATCGGTTAATGATCGTTGAAACAGTATCTCAATGCTTTCCAGCCTAACGGATTGAGTTTATCTTGAATATCGGTGCCAAGTCGCAAACCCCCGCAAGAAAATGAGGGAATTAATCAATCCCAAAAAGCTAGTAAGTATTCTTACGAGTAAGTCGGACAGTTGGCAGTTACACTGACAAAACGACAGCATGGACGTGAAAGCCCGTTCTCAAGCGCATGGAAACCGTGATGACGATTGCCGATAGGAAAAGTCTTGTTTGTTTTGTGGATGCATCAATTCCTAAGGTAAGCCAACTTGCCCTTGTTCTTGAAACATGGGGAAAAGATGCATCTTGATAAACTAACAAGGAAGGAAACATGATGAAAACATATTATGTTTATAAAGGCTTTGCACCAACGGATAAACCTGCACTTGCAATCATTGCACCAAACGTAGGCAAGGAACGTATGGTCAAGGAAGTCAAAAGGCTACATGAATTGCATGGACATATTACAATCCGTAATGGTTTAGGTGGTTTGGTTTCAGAGATGAGGGACGGAAAAATCATTCCGTTTGGAAAGTAAGGAAGGAAAGAAAATGTCTAAGTTGATCCAAAAATATATGGCTGATCCGACAGAAAAGAACCTGCAAGCCATTATTAAACACGACAAAAAACATCCGTTTTCTTGGATGACGATATCAAAAGAAGAAGCAGAATTTATGAAAGGGAAACTGTAAAATGTATAAACGTGACGTGAAAGCAATCATTGAAATATGTGAGGCAAAGCAATCTGTTTTACCTGCAGGGACATTCGTATTGACTACGATACAGTCGGCATTGTTTCAATGTAAAAACCAGATCAAAGATACCAACGTGAATGGTGCAAACTCAAAATATATGTGGGGTAAAAAAGGTGATGGCTACGACTACCTACGAAAACATGACGCATTCTTGTGGGGTAAGGTCAACCATATCAAACAATCAATGGGTACAGATAGTGTGGAAGCTTGTGTTGCCGCAATAGAATTATTCTTGCCAGTACCTAATCTTGGAATGGTCAAGGCTGCATTCGTTGCCCAATGTCTAGGGTTCAATGTGGCATGTATTGATAGTCACAATCTCAAACGTTTGGGAATGAATGAAAACCAAGTCAAGCTCGGCAAGGTAAAACCAGAAACACGTACCAAGAAAATCGCAGCGTATGTAGAGATGACACAAGAACAAGGGTCTGAATACTGGTGGGATAGTTGGTGTGAATATGTAGCGGGTAATCAAGCAAACCGACAGCTTGACACTGGTGATGTTGTCAGCCGTTACCATGTAGAATGTGTAGACCTAGTGGAGGTGAAATAAGATGTTCAATATCAGCACAAGAAAAGTAGGTGGAATTAGATTTGTAAAGATTGGGAAGCTTTGCTTCTCATTCTGTACCACACAAAAATACAGACCAATCGGAGGGTAACATGGAAAAGATATCAATTTTTCTTTTGTTTCTAATCAATGGGTTAGCTATGTTTGTTTGTGCAATGGCACCAATCATACTTGACCAAGGTGAAGCAATCATCGTAATGGTTACGATATTCGTAGTCACGATGTTAATAAATTATGTAATGTGGAAGGACGTATAAGATGGGATACAACGGACATAAAGATTGGGATCACTGGAATGTTTCTTTGTGGATCAACAACGATGAAACAATCTATGGGGCAGCTTACATTATGGTGTCGCAGATGGGTGCCAAGAAAGCTTCAAGTGTACTAGCCAAGACACTAGCAGGGACAAAAACACCTGATGGTGCCAAGTATACTTACAACAACATCTATTCAACATTACTAGACATGGAGGTGTAGAGATGAGCAAAGTAAATGCAATGTATCAAGACAAGGTGGAAGCTGAGTATGAACGAGGTGCAAAGGATGCTTACTACGGACGCAAGCGAACACCTAACAGATCAGATGTGTACCTGATGGAATCCTACTTGGAAGGGTACGATGAAATGCCATACGGAGAAAAGGACTACGGCTATGACGAATGAAAAGAAACAAAAGATAATCAAACTTATTGGTGACCTTGGATGGGACTACGACAGACTGTCTAGCTCAGGGCAAGAAGTTTACAATGAACTGTGTGATCTATTGGGGATACAATGAAATGACTAATTATGAAAGCAAAGATAGACAGTGGTTTGCACTAAGTTGTTTAGGTAACTTGCACCACCTAGGTGACTGTGGGGATTTTGACGCAGCAGAAGAAATAGCAAATGACTTAGGGTTAGATGCAATATGGATTGCTGATGCAGAAACAGTTAAGCAATGGGCAGACACAATCAGAACAACGATGGATAAGGTAGCATAAAAATGAAGAACGGACACCTATACAACTCATTCATCTATGAACCACCAGAGTTTGAAGAAATCGAGGACGGTCAATGGGTACTTCCAAACACCAACGTTACCATACAAGATTGTAAGCACTACGCAGGATGCTATGCAATCAACAAAGATTACCCCGACTATGTGGTGGAAGTAGGCACAGCAAAGACACTAGCACAAGCTAAGAAAATGGCATTGGAGATACTATGACACAGACACGAACAGGATATGTAACATTTAAGGAACGGCCACATTACAAATACAGACAAGGTGAGTGGTTGTTTGAGGATGGTAACCAATTATCTGAAACTTTTGATAGACTGCAAGATGCGGAAGCATACGCACAGGAAGCTCTTGAACTAGACTTGGTGGATCACGTTAACTTCTATCAAAAGAATGGACGATACAAGAAAACAAAGAGCAGCCCTTACTTGTTCAAGTCACGAGAAGAACTGGTGATCATGGCTAAGAAGTATAGAAAGTGGTACAAAGAAGAAAGAGTGAGGAGATTTGATTACGATCAGAAAGCATGGGAGGCTAGGTACTATAAAGAGCAGACCATTGAATACAAAAAGAAAGCAGACAAGTACTCAGATTTGCTCCTTCAATGGACACAACTTAAGGTACAACTAAAAAGGATTTTAACTGATGAGTGAAGTAAAAGAGTATACATTCACACCAGAACTAGCAGTACAGATATGTGAACAGATAGTATCTGCTGACGAGTTTGAAGAGACTGCAGCTTGGCAGTACCTGATAGACACAGGACTAGCTTGGAGATTGCAAGGATGGTTTGGACGTACAGCCAAACGTTTGATTGACGATGGGTACTGTACATTCACAGACAGAGCAAAGGAGGAACAGTGATGTCTAACAAGTTTGAGAAAACATTTGCTGCAATCTCAGGACATTTCCTGACACAGCAACTACCTGACAACTGGCAGGACGTACTGAACAATGAAGAACTAGAGGAATGGTTTGTTGAGTGTGCTGTAAGCACCTATGAGTACTGGGATTGGCAGCAAGTATATGCAAAGATAGCAGCAATCACAGAGACAGTATTGGAGTTGGAGGGATGATGGAACTGACAGAGAATAACAAAGTCTCTTGGACAGAGACAGTATGGAATGCACTACAAGGATTCCGTGAAGACTGCATCTCAACTGATGATGAACTGTGGGATGAGATCTGCACAGCTATGAGATGGATAGAGGAGGACCTTGGAATAGATTACGACAAAGATGGAGATGCATATGAACGTACTTAGTTTGTTTGACGGAATGTCATGTGGTCAGATAGCATTGGATCAGCTTGGCATTCCAGTAGATAAGTATTTCGCAGCGGAGATTGACAAGCACGCAATCAAAGTTGCCAAAGCTAACTATCCTGACACGATACACCTTGGTGATGTACGTGACATTCAACCTGATGACCTACCAAAGATTGACCTACTGATTGGTGGGTCACCTTGCCAAGGCTTCAGCTTTGCAGGACAACAACTTAACTTTGATGATCCAAGATCCATGTTGTTCTTTGAGTATGTCCGACTGCTCAAAGCTCTCAACCCAAGGTATTTCCTACTTGAGAACGTCAAGATGAAGAAAGAATCACAGGATATCATCAGTGAATATCTAGGTGTGGAACCAATCGAGATCAACAGCAACCTAGTATCTGCACAGAACAGACGCAGACTATACTGGACAAACATCCCTGTTGACGGTCTACCAGAGGACAAGGGCATAGTCCTGGCTGACATCCTAGAAGATGGATTCACAGATCGTGACAAGTCCTACTGCTTGGATGCTAGTTACTACAAAGGTGGTGGAGCATCTAATGTACGGCTGTACTTTGAAAAGAGTAGACGACAGATTGTATTCGGATCAGGTGACAACAGACTAGATGTAACAGGTGCAAGGATTGTCAACCGTAGGTTAGACAAAGATGGCAAACGTAAAGACAACGATAAGAGTATCAAGCTACAGGCTAGATTAGAGCTACGTAAAGATAACAAAGCAGGTTGTCTTACAACAGTACAGAAAGATTCTGTTGTTGCAAAAACAAACTCAAGTGGAATGAACATCGTAGGTGAAGCCAACATCAAAGGTAGAGAATCCATACGCAGAGTGTACGGTACAGACGGTAAGTCACCTACCCTGACAGCTTCAACAGGTGGGCATACTCAACCTAAAATCCTACAGAAAGCAAGGGGTTACAACAAAGGTGGATTGAAAGCCTTGAATGGTAAGACACCTACCCTAAGTACTAGCAGTTGGGAACACAACAATCACCTGACACTAGACGAAGGAACAACGTGGAGGAAATTATCACCAGTGGAATGCGAGAGATTACAAACCGTACCTGATGGGTACACAGATCATGTGTCCAACACCCAACGTTACAAGATGCTTGGCAATGGTTGGACAGTAGACGTTATCAAACATATCATGAAGGGAATGATAGCATGACAGTACTAAGAGAAGCAGACCTAAGCCACGGTTGGTCAGCACGATTCAATGCTGATGGTACATTAACCATTGACCATGTAGACAGCACAAAGGTCCTGACTATTCCACGAGAATCAGTTGAAAGACTACAACGAATTGTCCATGATATAAGAGAGGAGAAAAAGCAATGACTTATATTTGGGAAGCAGAGTACACACAGTGGGACAAAGAACGTCAGACGTACAAGCCTTTGTACTCACTGTACCATAGCTCACATATGAAAGCACGTAAGGCTATCATAGACCACATCCACTTCGTCAGAGGTGAGGACAGCCACACAACCAACGACTACTCAAAAGGTTTCTTCTCTATCACATCTGGTAGTGGTGAGACACACTGCCTAGTCAAACGTCATAGACTACAACGATAGGAGGACAGCATGTCTAAGAAATGGATACGGATCTACTGTACAGATCATGAAGGAACCCGATATAATGAGGGAACCTATGGTGAGGAGTCCGAATGGGAAGACGTTTGGTGTGACCTGTTAACAGCAGGACACACTGTCACAGTGACAATAACTAAGGGTTCAGTACAACAGCAGAACTACACAGCAAGGATGGCATTGTGATGGCACCCTGGATTGTACTTATATGCTGCGTAATATTTTATGCATGGCTCTACCGTCAAACAAACCTGTGACAATTTGTCATTCTTGAAATGAAAAGACGACTCGATATCTATACTAATAGTATTACTAATATCTCTTATACTTTTAATAGATATAAATACTATTAGTATTACTGTTAGTATAGGAGATAATAGTGGAAGAAAAAGAATATAAGATGTTATTAGAGATCCTTAATAACGAGGATCCAGATGGACTGTTGAAGAAAGTTATGTTGACCAACAGTGAACTGATGGAATCAGTTTACGATCTTCAAGAGTTCATGGAAGAACAAGGTCTAACAGCAGACCAGTTTCATAAATGGAAAGAACAAAAAGATTTGAGGATGTACCATTGAATATTTTTATACCAGAGCCTGTGACTATTCTTATTGGTTTGTTGTCCTTTCTTGCAGGGTTTCTGTACCGACAGTACAACGACAAGGAAGATATAGCAGATGCCTACGAGGAAGGATTTGAAAAAGGATCTGAATCTGTTGTCAAAGCTCTGTCGCAATTAACAGGGAAGGACATTCAGATTGACTGGGATAAGGACTACATGGGTAGATGATCCACACGATGACGTAACTTACTGGGTAGGAAGGATGTGTTATGCGACACCTAAATTACGAGAAGGAAAAGCTGATCAGCCTAGAGAAATATGTGTCAGACCTACAGAAAGATGTAGATGACCTAGAATGGGAAGGAAACTTTCAACGTGCTGACCTCTTGAAACGATGGCTTGATGAAGCTAAATGTATGAGGGATGCAGGTGAGGTTTGGTATCCTCTGTTTTAACAATACCACCCTTAGCTCAACTGGATAGAGCAACTGCCTTCTAAGCAGTAGGTTGTAGGTTCGAGTCCTACAGGGTGGGCCAGTAACAGAAAGGAAATAACATGGTCTGGGTTTTAGTCTGGATTCAAATGACAGCAAGTCAAGGGGTTGAGTACTACCAGATCAATTCCTTTCCAAAGAAAGAAGAGTGCACAGCAGCACTGGATAAAGCGCAGGTTATGCTCAACCATCAGGGTGAAGCAGTAGTCTGCTTGGAGGTAACAGTTAAGTAATGCAACCGAAAGATAAACCGAAACACATTCGTATTAAGTATGAACCAACACAGAAACAGAAACAGGTGGAGTGTAGGTTGTATGGTAAAGACTTTATCAACATGGCAGAGGCCGCAAGATACTGGGGTATCTCACACTCTTGGGCAAGAGAACAGATAATTAAAGGATGGAACACAGAAAGTTTTCCACGTAGAGCTAGGAAAAAGATATGACTGGAGTGATTGGAGTAGAAAGAGTTGAAGAACACGAAGATGGTGGGGCTACTTATCAGTTTCACCTTGATCCTAACTGTGCCAAGCTCCTTCAGGAGGAAGGATTGAAGCTAGTTATGTACTGCGCAGCAGCAAAGCTAGACTTGCAAGTTGTTTATGACTTTATAGCAGACCATATAAAGTATGAAGCAGACAATCTGACAGAGTATGAGTTCGGTACTGATGACACAAACAAGTGTGTATCTTGTGGTAACCCATCTAAAGAAGAATTCTGTGAGTTCTGTTTGAAGGAGGAGTGACACATGAAAAAAGATACTTGTCAGGAGAGGCACAGTACTTATATAAGATATATGACAAAGGAAGAACGTCAAAGAGCAAAAGAAAAGGAACAGTGTAATGACAGCAGTAGTGAACAGCAACGGAGAGATATCACATCAGCCTTGCCCCTTCGAGGATTGTGCAAGCAGTGATGCTTTCTCTTACAACATCAACAGCAAGATTGGTAAGTGTCACTCCTGTAATAGAGGCTACCCCAACTCAGCTAAGAAGTTTGATTGGGCTGAGTCTACTTACCCTCCCCCTCCACCGAAGGTAGACCTACGTAACACCAAGATCATTACTGGTAGGTTCAATGACATTCGTGGCCTGGATGAAGACGTAGCAAAGCTGTACAACATTCAACTGCAGTTCGGTGAGAACAACACACCAGTACGTTACGCATTCAAGTATCCTAACAACGTCAAGTATCGTGGCTATGCGGAGAAGAAGTTCTGGACTAAAGAACGTGGGTCACCTACGGATCTGTTTGGTCCTGACTTTAACGCAGGTTCAAGCAAACGTCTGTACATTACAGAGGGTGAGTTTGATGCAGCCAGTCTGTACCAGGTACTAGGTAAGTCATACCCTGTTAAGTCATTGCCAAGTGCTTCCCTGTCAGAGAAGTTCTTGAAGGATAACTTTGAGTACATCAATTCATTCTCTGAGGTTGTGTACGCAGGTGAGTTATCTGATGCTGCAGGTAAGGCCGCAGCGCAGAAGCTTTACAGCATGATGCCTGAGAAGTTTTACTACGTACCTATGTCTAAGTGGAAGGATGCCAACGAGTTCTTGATGGAAGGTGATGCTGATGATTTGAAGTGGGCAGCACTCAAGCCTCAACGGTTCAGCCCTGACAACTTCTTTGTTGGTGATCTTGAAGTTGAGAAAGCTATCACAACAGAGAACCCATACGAGTATGTACCCACTGGACACACAGGAATTGATGACAAGATCCGTGGCCTTGTGAAGGGTGGTCTTACATTCATCAAAGCACTACGAGGTCAAGGTAAGACTGAGCTAGTCAGATACTTTGAGGTTGGCCTACTCAGACAGAACACTCGTGTTGCCCTGCTCCACATGGAAGAGATGAAGTCTACAACCTATCGTGCTATGGCAACCTATGAGCTAGGCCACAACGTCCGTACCAAAGAGGATGCAGAGGCCACAGGTTTTACTGAAGAGCAGGTGATCCAGGCTGCACAAAAGATGTCGGGTAATGAGAACACTGTAATCTTTGAAATGCAATCACACGATGATCCAATGCAACTGTTGGAGTATGTACGTCTTGCATCTACAGTGTATGGTGCAGAGTTTATCTTTATTGATCACGTCCAACGTCTAGCTTACCTGTCTAACTCAGGTGTGGATGCTGCCACCAGTACCTTGACTACCCTTGGTGCACGTATGGCACAGCTTGCTAAGGAGTTGAACATTGGTGTTGTCTTTATTTCTCAGGTTAACGAGGATGGACGTACCAAGTATGCAGCTTCCCTTGAAGAAGAGGCCATCATCTGTATCAAACTTAACCGTGACACAGAATCTGATGATGAGATAGTACGTAACACTACTCAGTTTATCGTTGACAAGAACAGACCTTTTGCTAAGTTAGGTAATGCAGGATCAGTCTTCTATGATCCAGACACTACTATCTTGGAGGAAGTACATTGGGACGTATGAAGATAGTCGTTAGTGATATAGAAACTAACGGACTAGAGGGGAGTGATAAGCTGTGGTTGTGTGGTGGAAAGGATCTCACAACAGGTGAAGTACACAAGTTTGAAAACTGCCATGAAGATCCTGCGGCTAAGGCTTCAGCTATTGAATGGTATGAATCTGCTGACCTGATTGTTGGTCACAACTTCATTCAGTTTGATGCACCCATGTTAAACAAACTACTCAAGCCTAGACTAATTGATCCAAAAAAAATCGTAGACACTTTGGTTATCAGTAGACTTGTGGACTACGACATTGACACCCCCAAGGGTGCACAGTTTCCTCACAGCTTACAAGCTTGGGGGATCCGACTAGGTAAACATAAAGGAGACTTCCATGAATTTGATAAGTTCAGTGATGAAATGGTTGAATACTGGTATGGAGACATCGAGGTTACTCATGCTCTTTATGAACATTTCTCTTCTGTTATTTGGGATAATGATTGGAAACTTTCTCTGAGAACAGAACACGATGTACAGATAGAGCTAGTACGTACACAGTACTACGGCTTTCAGTTTGATAAGAACAAAGCAGAGTTTCTTCTCAATTCAGTACAGCAAAAGATGAAGACATTGGAAGAACAATTCCAAGTAGACTTCCCACCCAAGATGGAAGAGGTCAACCGTTTGAAGTACCGACTAAAGAAAGATGGTACTGAAATGGCTACAGTAACTAAAGCCAAAGAACGGTATGCTCTAACCACCATTGATGGTGAGGATCTAGTCTGTCATGATTGGATATCATTTAATCCCGGATCATCCAAGGATCGTATTGATGCACTGTGGGACGCAGGTTGGAAACCTGTAGACAGAACCAAAACAGCTATCAACTTTGCACGTAAGAAAGTTGGTGACCCCTATGGTAAATCTGTGGAAGCAATGGATCAAGAATTTTACGACAACAAGAAAGCTGACCTTGATCGGTACGGTTTCACAGTATCAGAGGCAAACCTTGGCACACTGCCTGAGGATGCCCCCACAGGAGCCAAAGCTCTAGCACAGTGGTTGACCCTTGAGGGTAGACGAAGTTCACTGGTGGAGTGGATAGGCCAGTGTAAGGACGACTCACGTATTCATGGTAGGATTCAGAGCATTGGTGCATGGACTGGACGTTGTGCTCACAAAGATCCTAACACAGCTAACATATCTTCACCATTCCACGGTGATGCTAAGTCACCAGTAGAAGAGGTAAAGAAACAATATGATTTACACTTACGTGCTTGTTGGACTGTACCTTCTGGTTCTTGGTTGGTTGGCACTGACGCTGATGGTATTCAGTTACGAGTATTAGCCGACTACCTTTGGAGACACTTTGATGCAGACCAGTATGCACAAGCTATCATGGTGGGTAAGAAAGAAGACGAGACAGACATCCACAACCTCAACAAGAAAGCCTTGGATGTACCCAACGGTACACGAGACATGGCTAAGACTTTCATCTATGCTTGGCTGCTAGGTGCAGGTGTAGCTAAGACAGCACAGATCCTCAAGGTCAACATGAAAGAAGCACAGGATGCACGTACTCGATTTGAGATGTCTATTGATGGACTCTACAATCTAAAGAACAGACTGATTCCCTACGTAGCAGAACAAGGTTACTTCAAAGGGTATGACGGACGTAAGGTTGTAGTACCCAATGCACACAAAGCACTAGCAGGTATCCTGCAGAATGGTGAGGCTTGTCTCATGAAGCACACACTCCTACGGTGGCATGACGCAGCACGTAAGGAAGGTATCAACTTCAAGATGGTTGGGTTTATCCACGATGAATATCAAGTAGAGGTCATAGGCACAGAGGAAGAAGCCAAACGTCTTGGTAAGATACAAGAACAGTGTATGCTTGAGACTGGTCAGGAACTAGGATTCAAGATACCTACACCTGGTTCATCTGACATAGGAAAAAATTGGGCAGAAACCCATTGACAACATTAACTATAAAGACTACATACAAGAAACGTAAGTAAAGGAGGGCAAGATGCCATCAACACAACACGAAATTAAAGGTATGATTGAATGGGCTAAAGTGTTTGAGTCCAACCGTGACCGTGCAGAGTTCCACAATGAGACTGACGGTATGTATAAGGTAACGGTTCATACTGATGAAAAGACTATGAAGACTTTGCAGAAAGCAGGTCTTGGTAAAAAGTTTACAGAAACAGATAATGGGTGGAGAGTCACCCTAGATCGTCCTCACAAAGGTAAATATGAGTGGCAAGGGGGTGCACCTCTGGTAGCTGATGTTACTGGTAAGCTTTGGAACCTAGATGAAAAGGGTTTCATTGGTAACGGAAGTGAGGGTATTGTGAAGTTTGAACTATACGATGCAGGTGCACGTAAAGGTTCACGTCTTCTAGGTCTTCAAGTCCTAGATCATGTGGTCTATGAATCAGAAGGTGGATCCTCCCAACCACGTTCAATGTTCACAGACCAATCGAGTTCTGGTGGTTCTACGTCTTCCACCTCCTCCCAAGAACCTCAGGACTCAATCCCCTTCTAGGTTTTCCTGTTCCTTTCCCCTAGAAGAAAGCCCTCACCCTTCGGGGTGGGGGTACAACAAAAAGGATAGACAATGCCAGACATCAGTACACTCATTAAAGATATGGAAGACACCATCCTTGGGCACAACGGATGGGATCACTTGATTAGCTTGAAGATGGGTGACCGTATCGGCAAGACAGCTACCTCAAGATTCAGAACACCACAGAAACCAAGAGGTTACCTGTCGTTCTCTTCTATTGGTAGTCCATGTAAAAGAAAACTTTGGTATAAGATTAACGAACCTGCAACAGCACGTCCTCTTGCTCCATCGGACCTGTTGAAGTTCTTCTACGGTGACATGATTGAAGAGCTTGTGCTTGCTATTGTTGAGGCTTCTGGTCACACAGTAGCAGGTACTCAGGATCGTATGCGTATTAATGACTTAGCAGGACACAGGGATGCAGTCATTGATGGCATGACAGTGGATGTTAAATCCGCATCCCCTTACTCGTTCAAGAAATTTGCTGAAGGTAACCTGAGGAAAGAAGATCCTTTCGGGTACATCAGTCAGCTAAGTTCTTACGTGTACGCAGCTAAGGATGATCCACTGGTAACTAACAAAACACACGGTGCTTTCCTTGTTGTTGATAAAGTCAATGGTTCACTTTGTCTTGATGTCTACGACTTTACTCCTGAGCTAGAGCAAAAGGAAAAAGAGATAGAGCAAGTCAAAGAAATGGTGGCAGGTGAAATACCTGACAGAGGCTTTGAGCCTGTACCCCAGTCAAAGACTAGCCCTAACACAAAGCTACATCCTTCCTGTGGATTCTGTGAGTTCAACAAGAAGTGTTGGCCTGAGGCCAGACGATTTGTTTATGGTAATGGTGACGTACTCCTGGTAGATGTGGTTAAGAAACCAAACGTACCAGAGGATCTCACCTACAATGAGCAAGAAGTATAGAGCAGCAGCACTCAAGGCAGGGTATCGTTCAGGCTTTGAAGATGATGTAGCAAAAGAGTTACGGTCTAAAGGAATTAAGTTTACCTACGAGAAAGAAAAGATTAAGTGGGTTGACTTAAAAGTAAGAACGTATACACCTGACTTCGTTTTGTCCAATGGTATCATAATAGAAACCAAGGGACGTTTCGTAGCAAACGATCGACGCAAACACCGTGAAATCCAGAAGCAGTTTCCTGATCTGGACATTCGTTTTGTATTTCAAAACAGTAGAGCAAAATTATATAAAGGTGCTAAGTCATCCTATGGTGACTGGTGTAAGAAGTACGGATTTAAGTACGCAGATAAATCAATTCCTGATGATTGGTTGAAAGAATAGATTGACGTAATTAGTTTAGGCTATATAACTTGGAGGTTCCTGTGTTGTTAGAAGTGACAATGCTAATAGAGTTAGATCCTGAGGCAAACTTTATTGCTTCAGACAGTGTAGAGAGAAGTCTTGAAGACATTCTTCAGGACACTATCTATGATATAGATGACGTGGAAATAAAAGAGATAGAGGTAAAAGAAAAATGATGACAGCTAAAGATCTGGATTCAATAGGTTACTTTGAAGCATTCCAGACTGCAGATGAAGTAAAGGTGTCAGACTACTCTGACTGGGTAGAAAAAAAGATTTTAACAGAGGGACAAGACAGGTTAGTTGAGAACACACTTGGTCTTGTTGGTGAAGCAGGAGAGGTAGCAGAAAAGATCAAGAAACTTATTCGTGATAGTAGTCGCTTCAAGGGTGAAGAGATCATGAAAGAACTAGGAGATGTTGTTTTTTATGCTACAGCTTTAGCAAACATCTATGGTAACGGACTACAAGAGGTGCTTGAGCTTAACATTGCCAAGCTAGACGACAGACAAAAACGTGGAAAATTAAAAGGATCAGGAGATAACAGATGAAAGATGTTCACGAAGAAGTATACGGCCCAACACTAACAATCAGTGAAGAGATCCATGCTATGAAGTATCGTAGCAAAGGGGAAACATTCCGGGAAGCAATGACTCGAGTAGCTGAAGCTCTGAAAGATAATGAATCACACTTCAATAACTTTCGTAACATCTTATACAATCAAAGATTCCTACCTGCAGGACGTGTCCAGTCTGCTATGGGTGCACCAAGACGTGTGACACCTTACAACTGTTTCGTTTCAATGACTATTGAAGATAGCATGGACGGTATTATGGAGGCAGCAAGACGTGCTGCTGAAACCATGAGACTAGGTGGTGGTATTGGTTATGACTTTAGTACACTACGTCCACGAGGTACACTGATCAAGTCACTAGATTCTAAGTCGTCTGGTCCTCTATCTTTCATGGGTATCTTTGATGCTGTCTGTCGTACTATCGCATCAGCAGGTCACAGACGTGGAGCACAGATGGGTGTCCTACGTGTTGATCATCCTGACATTGAAGAGTTCATCACAGCAAAGAACAACAGTGACACACTGACACAGTTTAACATCTCTGTGGGTGTGACTGATGAGTTTATGAAAGCTGTAAAAGAAGACTTAGACTTTGATCTAAAGTTTGATGGACGTGTCTACAAAACAGTAAGTGCTACTGCACTATGGGATCAGATCCTACGTTCTACATGGGACTGGGCAGAGCCTGGTATCCTCTTCATTGATCGTATTAATAAGAAGAACAACCTGTGGTACGCAGAAAAGATTGCAGCTACCAACCCATGTGGTGAGCAACCACTACCACCCAATGGTGCATGTCTACTTGGCTCATTTAACCTGACTAAGTATGTAGTAGAGCATGAAGGTAAGTACGTCTTCAACATGAACCAACTACGTAACGACATTCCACATGTTGTCCGTGCTATGGATAATGTGGTTGATCGTGCAACGTATCCACTAAAAGAACAGGAGCAAGAAGCTAAGAGTAAACGTCGAATGGGTCTTGGTGTTACTGGTGTAGCTAATGCTATCGAAGCACTAGGGTTTGAGTACGGCAGTGAAAGATTCCTGCAGACCCTTGAAGAAATCATGGGGGTGATTAGGAATGTTGCTTATCGTACATCTGTTGAGTTGGCTATGGAGAAGGGTGCTTTCCCTCTCTTTACTCAGGCTTATTTGGAGAGTGACTTTGCTAAGTCTCTTCCTGATGATATCCGTAATCTCATTAGCGATTATGGTATTCGTAACAGTCATCTGCTTTCTGTTGCTCCAACAGGAACTATCAGTCTGTCAGCAGACAACGTATCCTCTGGAATCGAGCCTGTCTTCTCACATTACTACGACAGAACTATCCAAACCTTTGATGGACCAAAGGTTGAACGAGTAGAAGACTATGGGTATCGTGTCTTTGGTGTGAAGGGTAAGACTGCAGACGAACTGTCAGTGTTTGATCACGTCAAAGTATTGAACGTTGCCTCTCGCTTTGTTGACTCAGCTTGTTCAAAGACATGTAACGTTGGTGAAGATGTAACATGGGAAGAGTTCAAGAAAGTCTATATGGATGCCTACGATGGTGGTTCATCTGGTTGCACAACATTCAGAGCAGCAGGTAAACGTTATGGTATCCTTAACGCTTCTACCTCTGAGGAAGTAGCAGAGGAACCTGTAGTAGAAGAAACACAGGACTACGTAGAAGAGGGTGGTGCTTGCTACTACGATCCTGCTACTGGTCTACGTCAGTGTGAATAGGCAACGTAGAAAGAAACTGGGTACTGTCCCTTCACCCTGCATAAAGGTCTGTCGTATTGAAGATGGTCTTTGTGTGGGGTGTAAAAGAACACTTGACGAAATAAGGGATTGGATGATACTGTCCGATTACGAGCAGAAGAAACTGCTTCACGAATTAATGTGGAGAAAAGACAATGGCTAAGGTTCAGCTTGTGGGTGCATCAGCTAACTCACACCAAGCTACTAAGAAGAAAACATCCCAGTCAAAAAGAATATCTTCAATGAAACTAGGTTCAATGAACAAACATAAACGTAGATCAACAAAACCATATAGGGGTCAAGGTAAATGAGAGGTTTCGACAGAGCAGACTATGACAAGTGGGATAACCCTGCAAAGAAAGCTCTCGTGACACTCCTTGAGAGTGAAGGTCACACAGTTAAAAGAGTAGCAGAAAACTATTATGCTGATGTTGAATCAGAGCAAGATGGTACTACTGTCTTCAGTGAAGCAGAAGTAAAGACAGCCTGGACAGATGACTGGCCTACTCATTGGGCAGAGATACGTATACCCGGTAGAAAACAAAGACTACTAAAGAAGTATAATAACAACGTAACCTTCTACGTCTTTAGAAAAGATCTCAAGCAAGTTTGGAGGATCAAAGGATCTCAACTCAAACTAGAAAACCTTAAAGCTGCGTATGGTAAAAACATTTCTAGTGGTGAGAGGTTCTTCCACATTCCCTACACGGAGGCAGAGCTAGTATGTCTATGACTATTCAAGCTTGCTCTTTGTGTGGTAACTTCCTTGATGATGACGGTAAGTGTGGTGAATGTTCCCATGCTGACAACTCAACACTATCCTTTCAGGTAGGTGGTAATCACTATAAGGATAGTACAATACAACCTATTGAGTATATAATGGCTAACAACCTTAACTTTCTGGAGGGTAACATAGTCAAGTATGTCAGTAGATATAAAAAGAAAAATGGTCTTGAGGACTTAATGAAACTGAAGCAGTACGTAGAGTTTTTAATTGATGACTACACAAAAGAGGCCAAGAGGTAGGCCACCAAAAAAGAAAACCCTTGAGCAAGAAGCCCAAGAGTTTATCAAATCAGAGATTCCTAGTGGTGAAATACCTGCTAGGGATTACTTCGCAGGAGCAGCCTTATCAGGGTTACTTGCCTCTGGGAAGTATATGCGATCAGACGAGATCGTTAGTCAAGCATTCTGTTATTCCTGTCTGATGCTTGATCATAAAAAACATAAAGATAAATCGTCTTAAACTAAACCCCCAGTTAATTCCTGGGGGTTTTCTTTATGGCAGTACCGTTTCTTTTACTGCTTTGTTGACAACACTTTCATCTTCAAAGAAACTGAGTAGCAAGTCTAGTTGTGGTACATCTAGTTCCCACAGTGATTCCTCTGATGTATCAAAGTATCTAAAGAACTTTCTTCTTTCAGCAGCAGTCACAGACTTAGAAAGTATGTCCTGGATCAGAACAGCTTTTCTTGGTTCATCTGAAGTTTGTGCTCTCATACTTTCTTTTGCTTGTTGTTTAGCATCTTGAAGAATGTAGTTTAAAGCTTTCTTCTTTTTTTCCTGTGGTAAAGAATCCCAAGATCCATCTTCAAGTATTCTATCAGCATGGTATTCTAGGACAGGGAACACAAACTTTTTAAACAGGTTAGCTGACTCAGGTGTACCGTAGATACCAGTGTACCACTCAGGTCTGTTGACATCATTAAAGATTATATCAACACTGTTTGGTGCATCAGATGTTCTGTAACCAAAGATCCTACCAATAGGTGCAGCCCCTGCTGTCTGTTGAGTAGCACTTTCTTTCTCAGGAGGTAGTCTCTTTTCATCTGCTAACAACTCAAAAACTTGATCAACATATCTAAGACCATCATTTAAGAATCGTGTGCCTTGCTTTCTGTCTCTTGGAACGTAGTCCTCACCTCGAGATACTGCAATCAGTTGGTTAGCAGGGTCAGCCCATCTAGTGAAGCCAGACATGTACATGGCAGTAGAGTCACCTAACAGCATCATTGAATGCTTCTTAGCTTCACTCATTTCTCCACCGATAATGGACTTAAATAACTCCGTTGCAGTTGCACCTGCTTCCCCGATAGATCTGGTGAGAGCCTCTGGTCCTGCAATCTTAGCAAACTCTTTCATAAGCTCAGGACTTAGTTCGTCATTCTCTGCTTCATAGGCTAAGATTCTACCCATCAGTTTGTAGTGGCTGTATGGAAAGTCTAACTGTCTTGAGATAACACTACCGTCACTTGCTCTTTCTTCATGCCAAGCAAGACCTTCGTCCATGTTCTGTTTTTCTTTTGCCATGATAAGACCTAGTATACCATAAGCTGCAGCAGCCTTGGTAAAATAAGTCATAGCATCCCCTTCTTTAACTGTACCTGTCATACCCTTATACACCATAGATGCACCTAAATGATTAGCCATAAAAGCAATAGTGTTGTTAAAGAACTGACCGAAAGGAACAAGAGCACCTATGACAGGTACGTTACGAGACTCTTCAATAATACCTGCAACCTTACCTAGTGTTGTCTCATTATCTGCATAAGACTTTGAGAAAGTATTTTCTAAGGCTTCGTTAACTGCTTTAGTTTCAATCTCAAGAAACTCTTTGAACCCATCCGTAGCACCCTCAGAGATATACTCCCAAGCATCATCCCTGTTCATGAAGTCCTGCAGTGTTTCCCCATACTTTAGTCTGACCTGCTTATCAAGAGCATACATATACTCCTGAGTCTTCATTAAGAAGTCTTGTGCTTTAACACCGTAAGCAGTCTGAATAGTGTTCATCAGCTTATCTAGCTGAGTCCTTGTTAGCTTTTCTGTTGGGTCTAAGTCTAACTCTTTGAGTACGTCTTCAATCTCAACACCACCAACTAGGTATCGATACAATTCTTTTCTTGCTTCTGGTCTGAATGTCAACAGATCCATAGCAGTCTCGTATGTCATGTACGGATCTACTAAGTTGTTTAGCTTTTGTGTCTGCAGAGAAACCATAAGTCTAGCTTTGTTTCTGTATTCAACAGCAGAAAGCTTATTACCCATCAAGTCTTCCCAGAGTGATCTGCCTCCGTACAAAGTTCCTCTTATCATGTCTGAAGCAGACTGGAGAGATGTAGCTTGTAACCAACCCTTTAGGTTAAGGGCTGTAGTTCCAGGGTGAGTAACCAAGTTCTGAATCAACTTGTTTTGTATTGTTGCACCCTTACCCCAAAAGTTTTTAACCCTTGTGTTGTATGAGTCTACTACTTTTGTAATAGCCTCTTCAGCATTGATCTCTTTCAATGGTTTGTTGACAAGGTATGTAAGGTTATTCAAGTGCTTTGACAATGCAAGAATCCTACCTGCATCTGACGACATTGAAGAGAACTTAGAGAAGAACTGATCAACAGTGTCACCCTTAAATGTGTTGTCAAACTTGTTGAAGATATTGTCGTACAGCTTTTGTACTTCATCCTTACTTTTCTTATCAAGTAATCCGTACACATCTTTCATGTACAAGTTAAAGGTGTCACCCTTTTCTCTTGGCTTCCATGCACCAACACCATTGTCGTACAGGATATCCCGAAGACCCCTCTGACCATTAGCCTTGTCACCAAAGTAGAAGTAATGAACTAGCTCATAGTCAAACAAGCTATCCCATTCACCACCTTTTATCTCTTTGTTGGCAAGCCTAAGGTCTAGTCCTTCCCTTACCTGCTCTGCCCAACCCTCTGCATTGTTAGTAAACTCAGACAACTCTTTATTAAGTTTCTTAGCATTTGCTTTGAGGTTTTCTTTCCCAACACCTAAGTCAGTAGCTTCCCTTCTAGCTGCTAGGGTCAGTCTCTCTGATCTATCAATCAACTGAGAATAGAGGGGAAGCCTTTGTGTCCCTCTAGTCTTTTCAAGAATAAGACCAAGACCACCACCAGTCAAACCCCCGGCAAGAGCAAGCATTCCCCCTACTGGATCATACTCGTTTTGCACATCTGCTTTAACACGAGCACGTTGTTGTG